TTTCCTTCCCCTGTAGGGTCTCGCACTTCAGTTACTCTATACTCCAAATTTCTTTTATCTAAGTATTTGTCCGCCCCAGCAAAAGTAGTTGTACCTGCTTTTCCTGCTGCTGTGCTTGCAAGTTTAGCCCTTTCAAAAGGAGTACCACGCTCTTCCGACAAAATCTTCATGGCTTCGTCTTCGCTAACAAAAAACTTACCAGCCTGTGCTAGATATGCGTCAAGCATCCTTACATTTCCGGTGTCAAAGTTTTTGTTTTTAGCCATGGCTCGTAAGCGGCCCCTAGCTTTTTCTCGTATAGGGTCCATGGTTTCTATACCAGCTCTACTTGCAGCTTCGACTTGCTCAGGAGTAACCCCCTTAGCAATATAAGCGGCCTTTTGCTCTGGAGTAAAGCCTCTAGGCTGACCTAAAGCGTCTTGGAACATGCCAGTAATAGTTTGCTTTTGTTCTGCTTGCATCTGTGCTGCAGTTAACTTGTTAGCTTCTTCAGTAAACCCTAGCTCCTGTAGCTGTCTACGGGCACGACCAAGGTTTACAGGATCATTTGTAACCATTGCTCTATTAGCAAGGTCCATAATCTCGTTAAACTCATCCTGTCGTCGTTTCTGTCTCATCTGACCCGGAACACCACCAATGGCAGCACCAAGGTCAAACATACCTTGTGCCATGGTTGGTCTTGCTAAACCAGCCAGTACTTGTTCTGAAATTCTAGCCATGATTATATTCCTTCTTATGTCTTGCTAAAGAGTCCGCCAAGACCACCTCTCGCAAGAGAAGAGCCAAAGCCTCCAGCAATGTTAGCTTGTCCTAGACCTGCCGACAACAACGCATTGAGACCAGCAGCGTACGTTTCTCCGTACGACTTAGCTTGTTCTGACAATGCTGCACGACGTTGTTCTGCTGCAGTCATTCCGGGTGTTGTTGCACTCAAGAGTTGTGCTTGAGGTACATAACTAGCACCTAACATGCCTGTCCCAAGTTGTGCCTGTCGTTGCTGCTCTGTTCCTGCAAATTCCATAGCTTGTAGTATTGCTTGGTTACGGGCTTCTTCTTGAGCCTTAGCAAGCGTCAATGCTTCTGGAGTACCACCAAAGGCAGCTGTTTGAGTGCCTAGACGTCCCTGTGCAGCCAGACGCTGCTCCAGAGCTAAACGCTCACGTTCTTGGCTAGGACTCATAGCAGTCATCATACGGTCAAACACTTGCTGCTCACGTTCTGCTACAGGCATAGCTGCTTGGTCAAAGAACATACCCGACTGTTCAAACCGACGACGTTGAAACTCTTGCTCTTCAGGAGACAGCGTAAGGCCGTACTGCATTTCACCCGTGGTTGGGTCTTGAGTCATGCCAAACCTACCACCAGTAGCTGTTGTTACTGTGTAAGGTTGAAACTCAAGCATGCCTGAGATTCTGTCGGCTAGTCCGGGTTCTCCTTCGTAACCAGTAGAAAAACGCTCAAAGGCTTCTCTTCCTATGTCGCCTATATCCTCATAGCCTTCATAGGCCAGTGCAAGACCTGCTGCTGCAGCGCCTCCACCTAACAAATAATCTAAAGGATCTGGCATTAGTACGTACCTCCGTCAATAGTTCCTGTCGACAGCGTACCTGTAAACGTCAGTGCAGGAATTGTTACTGTCCCTGTAAATGTTGGTGATGCTATGTCTGCCTTGGTAGCGATAGCTGTTGATATGGCGTCAAACTCTGTTTCAAATTCAGCGCCTTTGATGATTTTACCGCTGTCCCCGGAAGGTAGACTGTCTTTAGCGGCAAAGTCAGTAGTTTTACTATAGTTGCTCATAGTACTTTACCTTTTAAAACTAATACGTTGATTTCCTGAAGAGACAAAGCAAAACCATTAATATCTGCCTCCAGACCGATAGTAATAACACCACCCCCTCCTGTAGCGTTGACTGCTCTACGTGACGTAAGTTCACCACCAGTAAACTCCCCCACATTGAATTCGTCTTCGTTGTAAAAAGCGGGTTGTTGATTGCCTACAGTAAACTCTGCAGTTCTGTAGAATGTGTCGAAGTCGTAGGCCCACTTTAGGAATACTGTAGCACTGTTAGCGCCCACTAAAGTTGGTCTAATCTTCTTGACTCTTTTTAGCATTGACGGGTCACCAAATGTCAGACCCGGACTGTAGTACTTAAAACGGTACTTGGTTCCGTTGTCGCTGTAGCCGTCGTACTCACTAATGCCTTCTGTAGTGCCTATGTACAGTGTGCCGTCCTCAAGTCTGCCATAGGACGTAAACCCTGTGCCGGGCCAACGTGTTGCACGATAAGAACCGTTTTCTAACGTACCTCTTACGTCAAAACAGTACGTAACGTTTTGGCCTACAAAAGACAACAGGTAGAAACCTTCTTCAGGACTATAGACAGACCTGTAAAACTCTGTTTCGTTCTGGAGCAGATTAATGATGTCTTTAGTAATTGTGTCGGACAAACTGCTGATAGGCATGGACTTTTCTTGTACTGTCCTACCAAAACTTTTGAGTCCAGTGTGTGACAAGAACAAAACGTCAGAACCAGTGTACTGTACAGTGTCACGGTCAACGCAGCCGACACCTGCTACAGTATCAGCCAAGGCCATTGTAGCTGGGGCTTCAGCACCATTATAAACAACAATACTGTGCTTACCAAAGATAATCAAAGCACCGTTATGTGCAGCCAGTGCTACAATCTCGTCGTGACCGTCAGGCCATACTTTAGATATGTCTATAGACCCACTAGTGCCTCCGGACCAGTCATGGCCTATCAAAAGGTCAGACCAGTAGACGGTAGAACCGTCAGCACCAAAGTCAGCTGTCCAGAGCCTACCATAGGCCGCTAGGACTTCGTTACCGTAAATAGCACTAGTAACACCTGCAGCACCAGAAACTGTACTCAGCTTAACTACAGAGCCTCCTGCGTTGTCGTACACAAGGGGTTCATAACTACGTTGGAAAAAGTAAATCTTGTCGTTGAAGTTTACCATCTTCCAGTTATCAGCAGTAATGGTGTAACTGCCGGGAGTTTCGTCAACAAGCGTAGTTGTACCGCTAATAATTTTGTTGTTGCCTACAGAAAAAACTTTGGTGTTGCCTGCGTCGTCCTTAAACTCTTTGATTGCCCTAAGAGACGCTGTACCTAAGACAGTCTTATTTGTTGTAATAAGGTTGTGGCCCTTACGTGCAGCAATACGACCACGTTTGTCAATTACTGCGTTGTCCGCAATCTCAGCAAACGAAGGGTCCTGAGCCAAAGGAGAATCTTCTGTGTTGATTCCCTTAAAAGCTGGTGCTACAAGATTAATACTTTGTAATGGTTGAGCCATAGCTACCTCACGGCGTATAGAAGATTACTTCTTCTGGATGCTTTTGAGCGTCTAGTGCAATAGCGTCAGACAAGTACTGATTAGCAATGTTGAAGTACTCAGGAGCCGACGTACCGCCTGTCTCACCACGCTCACGGGCTAACAACGCAATAGCCAAATGCAGCACTGGCATAGTAGGTACTGTTAGTTGGTCGTCGTCTGCAGATAAATCAGCTGTTCTTTTGACACAGTTAAAACGAATGGTGTACGCTTTTTCTGGTGTAGGGTAAATGTCTATCTGCGTATCTCCGTCGCTGTCAACACCGTTGTACGTATAGTACGTAGGTGCTCCAGTGCGTGGCTCAGATATCAAATACGCCTCGTCAAAGAATGTAGCTGTCTTGTACTCCATGAACAAGTTAGCAGTGTCGTTGATGACGTTTAGTGCTTTAATTCTGTTTTGACTACCAGTAAGCACATAGTTAAAAACGTCAGCAGTTGTTGTAATCGTTAGTGTTGTACGTAACGCCGACCAGTCCCAAGAGTCCTCTACAATACGTTTGGCGTCGTTGACAAAGTCCCCTACCATTTTACTGTAGGTACTCTCCTGTACGGACGTTACTTCATCTTCACGAAGACGACGTAGTACATTATTTACTAGGTTTAAATACGTCATACTGTACCTTTATATAGTTCAGAAAGAAGCCCGTCTAGAGCAGCCATGTAGTCTTTCTTAGGTGGTAAAATCATTTGAGCCTGTTGCAACATTAGACCTCCTGTAGGTACTGCTACCTGAGACGGTGCTCCAGTTAACATACCGCCACCACCTGCACCACCGTCTTCTGGCTCAGGTTCTCCTGCACCGGGTTCTGGCTCCACAGGTTCATCACCTGCTGGGGGTGTTCCTCCGGTTTCTGGAGTTGTGCCGTCACCTGCACCTCCAGTTCCTGTACCACCTCCGGTTTCAGGAGTTGTGCCTCCAGCTTCCGGAGTTGTGCCTCCAGCCTCTGGAGTTGTGCCTCCAGCTTCTGGAGTTGTGCCTCCAGCTTCTGGAGTTGTGCCTCCAGCTTCTGGAGTTGTGCCT